GCTTAAAGGACGAAGTCATATCAATTCAAAAGAAATATATTGAACGCCTAGAGAAAACGATTGAGAGGCTTGAGGAAGACAAAAAAAAACGGAATCAGACAAACGTACCGCAATGGTACAACCAAACTTACAACTGCCCAACAAGTCTAGTTTAGGCTCTGAAGACCAGTAAAATCCTAGCCTGCTCTTCTTTTGTTCATTGTGTTACAAAAAAGCTACACCCCCCCAATTTATTCACACATATATTCAGAAGAAACAAAGGGAAATAATAATGAGCGACAATCACCAAAATTCTGGGTTCTTTGGTGTGCTGATCTACAAGGTTTTAGCGCACTGCCCAAAATGTTCAAACCTTGAAACCCATTGGATCAAAGATCAAGGCACGATTTACACGAAAAAGGACTGTGTGAAGATGTATAAGGACGATTTTGTGCAAATACTTTGCAGCAATGATGACTGCGAAAATGCGTTCGCAGTCAAGATAAGGAGCATTAACGTGGAATGGGAAGTTTACGACAGAGTTGAAAAAGAAAAAACATAACCATGAAGTAAAAGCTTTAGAAAAATTAACCAAATATAAAATTTGAGCCACAAAAACGAAATCGTCCATGACCAACGCCAAAAAGCCTATGTTGGTCAACTATGGATTAATAAGAAAAGATACCGTCGAGTTCTGATTCGTTTTGTGGATGCTGAAGGATTAGAGCCTGACGAGTTGAACGCCTTGCTCGTTGAGCGATTTCTGAAGCTGAAAGAAACGCTGAGTCGAGAAGTCGAACGAGCAACTGATGAACAAGGTTTGTTCTTTTCAGAACTGTTGGATTTGTTCCTAGCGCATGTTCAAGCGAATCGTGACGAGCGGACGGTTGATAAGTATCGACAGCAGCTTAGTCGCTATCAAAGAATCGTTGGCGATTATCGGATTCGGTTGCACTCGTCAAAATTCACAGACCAACTTGTTCTCTCATTGCGAAAAGCAGGACTAGGAGATCATAGTTGTAATTCTTACCTTCGGGCAGTTCGCGCAATCCTTAATTGGAGTTGGGAGCAAGGCTTTCTTCCGGCTGCAATCAAAGTCAAAAGCGTTCGCTCGTCCAAACCTTTGCCTGCTGTCTTTTCTGCTCAACAACTAGAAGATTTGCGGCAACACCTAGAACAAGGCTGGAACGAAACCAAACGAAGACGGTTCTTGGTTCTGCTTCGAGCCTGGTGGTTTTTGCGCTATACAGGAATGCGTGGTGGTGAGCTGCTGGCCTTGCGTTGGGACAATGTTTACCCAGACCGAATCGAACTTCGCTCAACAAAGGATTGGAAGGTAAAAGGCAGGAAAGACGCAATCATTCCCATTGCTGAAGATTTAAAAGAATTTATTCAGGCGCAGGATATTCAAGGCGAGCGTTATGTGCTGGACAACGGCAGAGGTAAGCCGCTTTATAGTTCACTAGGTGATTTGACCAAGAGTATGCGAAAGGCTTTGCAGAAGATAGGAATAGAAAACGCGAAACCGCTGCATTCGTTTCGTTCTACGGTTGCGACTGAACTGCTTTCCGGTGAGTCTGCGAATCCGGTGCATGTTCAAATGCTACTAAGACATGAAAGCATTCAAACAACCATGTCTTATTTAAATAGTGACCACTTGCAGCAGGTGGACTTGGTAAATAAGTTGGGGAACTCGCCACAAAACACCGTTTCAAAGAAAAAAACCGAAAGCCGCAAGCCCAGTATTCATCTAGCCTATAGCCGAAAGAACTAAGGTGACTGTTAATCATTGGGTCGCTGGTTCGAGTCCAGCTTGGGGAGCCACTTCCAAAGGATTTGCCACACTTCCGTTAAGTGGCGATTTTACAAACTTGTCAGTTGTTCTTTCAGTTTCTTTGCTTTCCTAATTTTTTTATATACCAAAACACCAGGAATTGCTGCCGTCATACCTGTGGCTGCAAGTATAAGTTCCAATCCGCCAGAATCAACCGCCTGATTGAAAATCTCCAAAAATCCTTCCATTTTAATAACTCCAAATCGCTGGAGAAGATTCTTGCCGAATATCTAAATGAATAAATCGGCTATTGAAATCACCTTTTTGGCTTACGCCTATTCCATTGAATCCGTGTTTTAAAGCTAGGCTGATTAAATCCAAAGCATCTTCCCCATAGACTAAACAGTCCACCGCAACGCCTTGTGTATGCCGTCCGCCTTTTCCTCCTGGTTTAGTTCGTTCTCGCGGATGTTCAATGCTTCTGAAAGCAGAAGAAAGCCTCATGGGTCTGTTGTAATCCATCCGCAAGGCTTCCAGCTTTTCCATAAACCAATCTTGCATTTGACATTCACCGGAAAAACTACATTGCAGTTCTTTTCGCTTGAAATGAGTGGAGTGGTCAACGGTTGGCATCAAGTCTCCTTTTCTGGGTAGTCAATGCACTCTTGAGAATACATTTCACCAAATGCTTCTCTTTGAGGTAACGGCATAAGTTGCAAATCTACATAACGGTGATTTTCGCGGTAATGGTCAATGACACAACTGCAAAGTTGAATTGCCGATTGCATGGCTAGATTGATGGTCATGCCTTGAAGCTGATAGGTGGGAGCCAAACGAAGTGAGCATTGGTAAGCCCATGAAACCAGGTGAAGCGTTTTGTACTCAACAGGCAACCCGTAAGCTGATGTTGACAACAGCAAAGCCAAACCTGTGAGAAACGGTTTCATTTCGTTCTGTCTTGGTGCAGTAGCACCTTTAATTCGTTGATTGAGGTGTGCAAATCCTGCAACACCTTTGCGGTTTCTTGCATAATCGTCATAAGGCTTTGATAACTAGATTTCTGTAATTCCAGAATTCTTATATCCGCTGCCGTGTCCTTTTCATCAAATCTTTTTCTTTCCTCTGCGGCCTCTGCTCTGATTCGGTCTCGCTCTTCTTGTGCTTTGACACGCTCATCATTAAAGGATTGATTTAGAAATCGGATATACCAAAAGCAACTCAACAGAGTGAACGCATTGATGCCAATGGTGTTTATCATTTCTAGTGGTGCTTCTGGCATTGCTTGGCCTTGTTGGGGTTAGGGGTTAGCGGAAAACAGCAACACAAACTTCTGCTGTGTCAACAAGCGCAGTTGTTCCGTTAAAAGTTCTAAAACCTAAAGCCGAACTTGTTTGCAATCCGCTTTGTGAAATTATTGGCTGGTTGCTTGCTGTATCATCTGCTGAAAAGAAATATGCGTAATTCGCATCAGGCATCGCAGTCGCAAAATTCACGGTATAGTCACCACCTGATCCCCCGTTGTCAGTAATGCTCGACACATTGTGAGCGGCACGGATTGTGACTGTTCCCGTTCCATTGAAATTGACCCACGCACGGCATAACCCTCCTGCTATTAGACCTGGACTTAGTGCTTTGTCTGACTTGTAGAAACTAATCGGTTCCCCTCCAGCAATGCCAACACTATCCGTATCTAATCCTGCTGAGATGACCACTGAGCTAGCACCTACAGACGAAACCGTTGTCCCTGGTGTAATGCCTTCAGCGACTACATAATCTCCTGCGGAAATGCCTGAAACAGAAGCTAGATTTATGGTTGTTGCTGTGTCCGAATGTGAGCCACTAAATGTGGTGTGCGTTCCTTGGACTTGAGCAGTGGTTGCGTATGCCGCACTGTTGAGACTTACCGCACTGCCCAAAGTTATTGCAGAACCAGACTCGGTTGCTAGACTCACACTGTTTAACTGTATCTCTCCTGCCATTTTATGCCTTTAGATTTTTGAGTTGAGTCAATGTAGTGCAGGTGTCTACCTGTGCTGGTAAATCACGCAGCACCTGTTTCTGCGCTACGATGTCTGCCGTGGTTGCACCTGTCTCCAATGCTCTTTGGTATTGCACATCTAGGTCTTGGAGTTTTGGCATTCGTTCCTGTCTTAGACGGTCTGCTGTAACAGTTTTTGCTTTGTTAAAGTTTACCGTTATCATTATGCCCCATAGCCATCAGGTTGACTAAAATCTGCTTCCCAGGCTGCTCTGAAAGATCTGTCGTAGTTTCCGTCCTCATCTGTTGGTAAATCATCTGTAGTAATAAATTTAAAAGGTTTCCCACTCGGCACATCTTTGACTGCAATTTGCTCTACTGTTAGTCCAGTGTTTAGCGCTGGGTGTAGCACCGCAATGCCACCATCATCGTTTGGGTAAATCACTAATCTGTTTGCCATATTTAACTCACTACGTTAAGATTTCCGGTAATATTAAAAGCTGATGCACTAGCAAAATTTGCATAACCGTGACTAATGACTAAGTAGCCTCCCATCGTTCCGCTACCCGAAAAGGTTGTATTACCCACATACATTCGATTGGTTCCAGCACTAATCGCCAAAGAGTCTGAAACCGTTGAGCTGTGTTCAATGTAGGAACTTCCAGAACCACCACCTCCACCAGCAGAAGCTTCCAAGCTAATCAGTCCAGTAGCGTCATCATAGGTTAAAACATAATTGTCCTGACTTGCCCCAACGGTTTGGTCTGCGTCAAAAGTAAAATTTCCAATTGAAACGTTACCCGTACCGTTTGGGTCTAACGTGATATTTCCGTCTGTGTTTGTGCTGCTGATCGTGTTTGCGTCCAGCTTCAAATTATCCACACGCAAATCAGTGACGGCTGAGTTGGTGCCAAGCGTGACCGCGTCAATCGCACCTCCGTCAATATTCACCGAATCAGCCGCTTGCGTTGCGATTGTGCCCAGACCTAAGTTCGTTCTGGTGGTGCTGGCATCCGTGACCGTGATTGCACCAGTAACGTTCAGTTGTCCACCCGTATTAAAAACACTGGATGTCGCAACCGTTGTTGCCGTCAGTGTAATCGTCGAGCCATTAAAAACCTGAAGCTCATTGACTTTAAGAAGGCTCATATCAGTTCAACAAATTCAAAGTTGTAATCATAAAGCTGACTTCCTTGGTAACTGTAGGCAATGGAAGCAGGCTCAAAGAAGCTACCAAAAACTGCGGTGTTGGTTTGATAGCCCAGAATCTCAGCAGCAACAGGTTGCATTCGTAAGCCAGAAAACACCTTGGTTGCGGTTGCTCGCTCGCTTTCCAAGACCTGAACCGAACCAGTGAATCGTCTGCGAATCTCGCCCAATCGGTAGACCAAACCTGAATCTCGCTCCTGTTTGATTCCTAGCGAATCTCTACTGATCGACATACCCACGTTTGGATTATAAGTTTCCAACACTTTTCCAGCTCGAATCGTATTTAGAACAACAGGCAACGTCATTGAAGTGACGCTAAAACTGGAATCTCCGCCTGTGGTTAGTTGCAAATCTGTTGTTCCGGTCCCGTCTCCGGTGATTCGGTTGATTTGGGACGAATTGACAAACGTTCCAAGTTTAATTTGTGGATATTCTTCCAGATAAATATTTGTACTGCTGGCTTGCAGTCTTCCCAACTGGCCTGAAGATCCTGTGACCCAACCGTCAAGCGTTCCTTTGACATCTGTAGAATTTGACAAGGCAATCTCAACCGTGTTTGTTGTCGCTGGACAAGCTACAAAAACTGAATCATTCCAGTGTGTCTTTTCGTTTAATAGATAGTATTCGCTCAGTGTGTAGCTATTGGAATAAGTCTCAGTTGAAAGCGTTGAGGCTCCAGAATCCTTAAATGTTACCGTCACAGCTTCCGCAAGATAACTGAAGAAAATCGCTTCAGCACCTGGGCAAGTAACGGTAATGGTTGCACTTGTTGCGTTCGCAATGTATGGCTGCTTCGGATAATTATTCTCAACTTTGGCAATCGCATAATCTGCTGATAAGTGACTTGCTGAACTGCTGATGCCTGTGATTGCATTGGTATAGATAATTTTCATGCAGCTCTTACAAAGTCCAAGTCAGTTGGTCCGCTGATTGTCGTATCTTCACTGTCAAATGAGTAAATGATTGAGGTGATTGTAATGGTGGCCTGCAAGCTTTGACGTTCGTCCACACAAAGGATTCGGTA